CAAACTAGATCATGATCAATCATGACTAGGTTCTGTAAAGAACAGAGGGGATGTTTCTCCGTTATCCCCATTAGTGGTAAGGCCGTACTCCATATGGCCTTCAACACATCATGTGTTATTAAGTCAGTTGCTGACTTAAGGTCTGTACTTATAAAGTACCAGTTCGGATTGAACTTCTTCCCCTTAAGGCTTTTGAGGAAGTCCCATAGGATGTGGGAGGATTTGAGGCCGAAGCCACACCGTCCATCGGACGCGATTGATTCCACAACGGAATGCCTCATAAGGGCTTGTAGTATGACTACGAATGCACAATTCTTGGTAAGAGGACGGCACTTCCAACCGGGCTCTTCCAATGCCATGTACGAGGCAGGGATACGTTTATCCTGAACCCATATTTTGATTCCGGGTTCGGCAAAAATTGCCATGTCAGGAATCGCCGGAGTTAAACGATTCCCAGACAGGTCCTCAAAGTGACCATACGCCAAGGCTTCCGAAAAGGCCCAGAGTGTGACAATGTCACCGAGCGTCTCGTTGTAAAACGGGGCGTCGATATCATTGAGAAGGTCAATGATTTCCCTGTTATAAGGGAACCCACCGTGTGGGTTAGAGTGTGGAAGATTCCACGCCCTCCCCGAGTTAACTCGGGGATCGAGAAAAGAGTCTCGATAGGCCACAAGGCCGAAGGTCATTTCCCTTTGGTGGCCCACGGCAGGGGTGCCACGCACAAACGGTAGTTTGCGGACAGTCTGTCCTCGGGCCTCTAGGTCCCGACGATGCCAAATCGTCCAGGATACGGCTTTGCCATATACCTTACGACCAAAAGGGTCGTATCCCTCATCGGGGAAATCGAAAGTATTTCGAAGCATGAAATCCATGTCACGCTTAAGGAGGGAATTCACCCCCTTGACAACCTCATCGGCTGTCCCGCCTTCTTCGACTGTCCTTTCGTAGCAGGCAGTAGCATTTATGCTACAGTGTGTCACTGTAGGTGCTGGCTTCATACGACGGCAAACGCGGGCCGTCGCAGCCTTCACCAGATCCACAACCCATGGATCACACGCCGCAGGCGTGGTTAGAGTACGGAATGTACTCTCGGCTTGTTCGAGCGCCACCTCCGCGGAGGCAGGAGGCAGCGCTCGTCCGAACGAGCTCATAGAGCTCAACGTGTGAACGTTTTCAAGCGTGGGCTTGAGGAGCCATGGCTCCACCAGTTCCCGAAGGGAACCGCCGAACCAGGTAAACCTCTGCCGGTCCGGTAATGCACCAGGG